GGCTACTGTCTCATCATCTCCGCAAATTCGCTGCTTCGTGCAGTCCGCATACCTACCGAACAGCAGTCTTTGAATTGACTGCACACACTCTAGGTACACCAAATGTAAAAATGTGTTATCCCTTGCTGTATTTCTGTGACCTGACCAGAGGCCACACCTGGCTAATGCTGAGCCCCCAGGTGTGTGCATAACTGCATTGTTGTAAGAAGTGGCAACCCATCTCTCTGCAGCTGATTTTGATGCAGCCCATGGTTCAGGAACCTTATCCCAAGCTCTAGCTAATGCTAAATCCACTTCCTGCAGAGACCTTAGTGAATGCAGTATATTGAAGTTGCTGTAGTCATTGCTTACACGCCATACACGAGGACCGGCATCAAATGCGAGCCACTCAGCAACGTCAGCAGGGTCTTGCCGTAGCACCATTCCTCCCATCTTGGTTGAGACTTCAATGCCTGCTGATGCATAACCGGCAATGAGGGCTGTTCTATCATCTACTGCGAGCAGTGCACGCCGCTTCATGCCAGGTTCAGGCTTAGTTGATCCACGTGCTATTGTGAAGCAGTCACCCCTCAATTGTCTCTTCACTTGGGTTGCGTCCATCATTTCCATAATTGTTGGTTTGATTGGTCTCATCTGCAGGTCCAGTTTTGGGTCAGTGTTCTTTAATTGCCGTTTGGCTTCACCTGCTTTAGAGGTTGTTCCCCTAGGAGTGGACAGCCAACGTTTTTCCCAATACTCCTGGAAAGATCCGCCACGCGATTGTAGTTGTCGTATAGCTGCGGTGGCTATTGAGTCAAGCACACGTCGCCTCACTAGTGTGTAGGCAGCCCCACTGATTTTACCACCGTGCGCTGCAGCTTTGGCAGTTGTGGTGGTAGACCGGTCGAGCAATTCTGTCTCCCAATCTGCTTCTTGATCGGTTCTGCCCATTAGACATATTAATTTCCTCAATCTGAATGCGTGTTTGAGCTCGGCTTGTCCTCTTCCGAAAACCTGCCCAAGTCTCCTGCACTCAGATGCAAATCGCTTAACTAAAGGATCCCACTGTGCCAATGGCAGTTTGTGAATTGGCAACTCGCTGCACAAGTAGTTGGCAGTATCTGTCATTAACCAGATGCACAATGCTGCCACTGCATAATCTAGTTGTCCGGCCTGGTAGACCATGGCTTCTGCAATCAACCGGTTTTCTTGATGCCATCCAAGCTCATAAATGGTTCTTACATTGACTTTGGTCATGAAAGCGTAGCTCTTTGGTCCTCTGTCAAATCCGTTTGTACAATACTCTAAGGTCAAATTGTCGCAATTGAGTGGTGTCACCTTAGCCAACACACCTTCCAATTCTGCCCTGTCTGGTGATAGGCCAAGGCAAATAGCATCCTCTATACATGTGGTTCCTGCACCTACAGCTGTGCGGATAGTTGCACCACAACAGCCTGCATACTCTGCTGCCACATGCTCCACTATGATGAGGTCTCTGGGGGAGCGAATCCTAGCCCAGGCCCCCCAGTTGATGTGCCTTCCGCACTTCCAACACTTTCTGGGGAACTCACCGAGACTTGGCCGGATCCTTGCTGAAAAAACGCCTCAGCACTAGTTTCTGGCTGCAACTCATCATCGGGTGCCTTGCCAACATCCTGGTCGCTTTTGGGACTTTGCTCTCGTAATACATCATCAATAGACATCTGGTCATCACCTGGCACTGCTACCTCTTCGCGTCCAGGTGATACTCGTGGCTGCCTTACATTGAGTTTCCGGTCGGCTTCCCTTATTAGTGAGCGTAGTGAGTGCATACTATCTATTAATGCTTCCCGCTCTGATGCTAGCTGTTGAGTTGTCAGTAGTTGATCTTGGATGATGAGTGCATCCTGAGCCAATTGTTTTTGAGTAGCGGGATCAGATTCATACTCACGGATTAAATCTCCATGAAATCTGGCCATATTAAGTATGCTTGGCAGCTCACTTGCTGGATAATCTATATCCTTCCGTGAACCTTGCCGCAGGACATTAGGATCCATGTCAAGGTGTTGAAATTGGGCACTCAATCGGTTGAATGCATCCAATGCTGCTTTATCTAGTTGGCCATTCTCTGTGGTAAGTGGCACGGTCTCTCCCCTACGTGGAATGCTAAGCACCCCTTGATTAATCTCCAGTGTGCCATCACTTGTGCCAAATGCCATTGCCTGACCGTCCATCAATTCAAATGCATTGCCTACCCCACCAAGATAAACCTCCCCACCGAAGTCATGCAGCACCTCCATTGAAGCTGGACCCAACTGATGAATGAGTTTGTAACGCTTGAATATGTCTCGGGTGAATCTGAGGAAGGCAATTGCTGAGTAACTTCCAAATTTGATCTTGGGAGCTATTGGAGGCATGAACCTATTTGGATTCCCCTCTCCAATTGCAACTTTGATACTCTCACCTGTGGGACCAAGCACAATGTAGCGTAACTGTGCTCCCGTCCAGCGTACAGCAGCAGCTAAGTGCTGATGTGAAGTGCCAGCAACTGTGTAAAATGGAGTCCAAATTCCTGTGTCTGGCATTGATAGCATGCGTGCAGGTCGTAGCCAGTGATTGAGGAATTCTCCCCCCCCTTCCGGCATGAAGGGCAAAACATTAACCCACCAAGGCACACGGCCGGCAGTCATTATATGTAGGTGCATTGTGTTTGACATTGCAGGACATAAGCCTCTGATTGCATTAGTGACACATTGCCATCCTGCAGTTTCTGTAGTTTTGGTCACCCGATCACGCCAAAATGCACTACCATATCGGTAAGTGCTTAATGCACGCACATGAGCTGGCTTGAGAAGGCCAATGGCAGCTGCCACAGGGTGTGCAGTGGTAGTGGCACATAGAGCTTCATAGTAACCGGCAGTTATATAGCATGAGCGTATGGCAGCACCATAGAGGAACATTTTGATGTCTGGTTGCAAGAATGGTTCTGACTTCATGGCCTCAACTGACACACCTGCCAATATAGGCCCTATTGCACCTATTCTCAAATCAGACGCAGGTAATGACCACGTAACATTGTTAACACCAGCAAGGACAGCAGCACCCTCTGGCCTGGCCGCCAAAGCTTGTATACTCTGCAAGGCATCCTTCCATAGATCATAACAATCAAATGTCTCACAAAACCGCATGATTGTGCCCCAAACATCATCACTGGTAATTGGTAAACCAAGGTCAGATTGTTTGAGGTCACTTGTATACACAACTTCTGGCATATTGAGTGATGGCCAGATTGCTTTGAGGGTGGCATCCTCATCCGGCACTGGGTACTCAGCCGATGAGATGGCTGTCATCACATCTACCATATAAAATTCATCTGGGTGGTCAAGACGCACAAATAGTACATCGTGTGGCCCATATGTCTGAGATACAGTAACCTTCTCAAGTGCTGCCAATCCATGCATGTGAGTTGGGGGTTGACGCCTGCCCTTAGCTACCCACTCTGTGGCAACCGGTTCAATTATCTCACGCCTGGCAAGCAGGGTCCACAATACAGCAGCACGTACTAAAAATCTATAGGGCTGGTAAGATGATCGCACATACTGTGTTATAACCCGTCTCGTTGTTTCACCGATGCGCTCACGTTCTCTAGCCATCATGACGTTTAATGCCTGCAGAGCACGCATGTAGGCATCATCAAACCCAGCTGATGTGGTATCCATGCCTCCGTACACCGCATGAGCAACAGGGTGGCGTACATCCCAATCGCCGGCCATCGGAAAAGAGATATTAAGATTGTACTTATACAACCACTTCTCACCCACTTCTTCCTGGTGACAAAATCCTGATTGGTCGGATTTGCCATGCCAGACAAGTGTGTGTCGCAGGTCAACATAATCCTGCTGCACAGCGTCACCAACTTCCAGCTGTTCTATACTTGAACGTTTGGGCATAAAGCCATCATTTGCCATTCGTGGTGCCAGTGGTCCAGTGAGGTCAAAGGCAGAATCAATCATTTGTGTTGCAATGCTCATCTTCTTAAGTAAATTGGTGTTCGCGTCTAAGAACAAAGGTTATCCAATTCGTATGTTGTTTGTTTCACGCAGAATGTATTAAGTTCTTTGTGGGGGAAAAATGACTAGGTTGTCATTTTTTGCTGTTAAGTGTCCTACAGCGCCTGTAAGATTGGTGGAAGGTATTGCTTCCAATGCTCTTTAGGTGGTGTTGGTTCCTCCCGCTCCATGATAAACCGTGACCTGTCACGAGCAGGTAGCATTGCAAGCACTCGAGGAAACTTCTTGTGTGACAACATCTCCGGTGGTATGTTGTGCTTAATTGCTGCATGCCGCGCAGTAAAGCCTGGTCCACGGGTCCCGAAGGCTCTCCAGCGGTTGACCGGTATTTTGGGGGGTGCAACTGGTGTCGTCTGCATCGTTGTATGCCTGCGAGGCCAGTGTGCATCAGCCTGCTTGTCATATTGCAATTGTAGCCAATGTTTTGCTATGTTCTGGTACGAGTCCCACTTCCTGTTTGTGTGTACCTGTGCCTTAAAACCAGGATCATCAAGCAAATTCCAAGCTTGTTCTTCGCGCTTCATGGCGTCATCTGTGGCATGGCTTGGAGCCCTGAGCTTAGCAGCCACCTGCTTCAGGAGTGGTGGCTTCTCTGTAACTACATTACCCCACAATGGATGGCCATTAGGCAAACCGCAACCCCGGTAGGCAAACCACTCACGTTCAATGAGTTCGCCATTAGTAGTTTTTGATTGCACTAAATAGTTCAGCACCTTGGAAGCCAGTTCTTGCCCTCGTTCAACTGGAAGGCCACCAATAACCATTTGCCACACGTGATCGCTTACATCTTTGATTACCGTAGACAGATTGCGCACGGTTGATTTGTACCAATTGCCGGAGCAAAATGACAGCATAGTGTTGGCAACAGGGTAGGTTGGCACACCGCCTACAACGCGCACCAACTGAAGGAACTCATCATGCCGTAAGCTCAACATACCTTTACTTTTTTGTGATGTGAAACCTGCCGCGTCAGCCACAATGGCGTGGGTGACAGCAGCTGACCAATTACTGAAGGCTACTGTCTCATCATCTCCGCAAATTCGCTGCTTCGTGCAGTCCGCATACCTACCGAACAGCAGTCTTTGAATTGACTGCACACACTCTAGGTACACCAAATGTAAAAATGTGTTATCCCT